TGGGAGCACCATTAAATGTGTGGCTGCCACAGGTCAAAATCATGGGCTGTCAGTAGATTTGCTCCTGGCCGATGAGATTTGGGATTTAGACCAAAACGCAATAGGGGCGCTAAAACCCAGCATGATTGCTAGGCGCTCACCCTTATTCAGCCAATGGAGCACAGCCGGTGATGAATCCTCAGTGGTGATGCAGCAGCTCAGGAGCCAGGCCATTAATGCCATAGACAGTGGCAAGGCTGGGAAACTGTATTTCGCTGAATGGTCACCACCCAGTGGGGTTAATTTAGAGGATAGGCAGTGGTGGGTGTATGCAAACCCCAGCCTAGGTAGAACCATCACCTGGGATGCTTTAGAGGCTGCATTTGCCTCACCAGATAGGGCTGGATGGCTCAGAGCACATATGAACGTATGGGTATCGGCTGCACAGTCCTGGATACCATTTGGAATGTGGGCAGAACGCCTAGCAATAGAACCCATGCCAGCAGGTGGCGTAATCGCTATCGATTCCAGTTTAGATGGTTCCACCTACTGTGGGGTTCGTGCAGCTAATGGCACATTTGGCCCTATCTGTACCGTTGAGTTTGTAGTGCAAACTGAGGCTGAGGCATGGGCTGAGGTAACCAGAGTGATGCAAAACCCACTAGTAACACTGGCGGTAACACCATCACTAGAGATTCATACACCACCAGATTTGAGGAGGCGTATGCAAATAGTGGGCTATGGGGAGCTACTTAAATTTACTAGCCTGGTCAGGAATATGATTGTGGAGAATCGACTAACGCACACAGGTGAGATTTCGTTAGCAGAACAAATCAACAGGGCCGTGATGGGCAAACAGGCTGACGGCATGGCGCTCAGCTCAAAAAAATCACCTGGGCCCATTGAGTTAGCTAGATGTTTAGTGTGGGCCTCAGCGCTCGCCAGTAAACCTAAACAGACCGCTAAACCAGCGTTCGCAGCTAGGTGAGTTGTAACAAAAAGATGAGTAGGGGATAATACAGCGTGGCCATATTTAAGAAAACCCAACTAGCACCAGAGGTAGAGCCAGCGGTACGTGCAGCTGTAGGCGGTGGCGGTAGTTCTATCGGCAGTTTCTACCAATACACAGTAGGCCCAGCAGTCACCAGAGCGCTCAGCGTTCCCACAGTCTCTAGAGCTAGAGACCTAATAGCATCAATGATTGGCTGCCTAGATTTACGCTCCTACACACTCCAGTGGAATGGAGAAAAGTATGAAAAAATTTTCGTACCTGGTGAGTCCTGGTTTAGCCATCCTGACCCTAGAGTTACCAGAAACTTTATTATGGCTAACACGTTTTCGGATTTGTTTTTTTATGGGCGAGCCACATGGGCGATTACTGGCCGGTACGCCAATGGGATGCCAGCTAGTTTTACCTGGCTACCAATGGGTAGCACGACATTTAATGATGCTAATGGGCCACAAGTATTTGGGCCTAGTAACGCTGTACTGTTCGCTGGGCAACCAGTAAAAACTGAGGACACTGTACAGTTTCTGTCACCTATCAATGGCCTGTTATTTCAGGGTGCACGTGCAGTTGATATAGCCATCAGGCTGGATGATTCAGCTAGGAGATTTGCCACACAAGAAACTGGCGCTGGTTACCTGCAGCAAAAGGGTGGCGAGCCTATGACTGGTACAGAGCTGGGTGAGCTAGCACAAGCGTGGAGCGCTGCACGTAACGTAAACGCTATAGGTGCTCTAAATGAGTTTGTAACATTTGTGCCATTTGACGGCACACCTGACAAAATGCAGCTCATAGAGTCACGTCAACACGCTGCAGTCGAATTATCCCGTGTGGCAAACATTCCAGCGTATTTAGTGAACGCTCCAGCAGGTACAGGTATGACCTACCTTAATGCTCAGCAGGCTAGGCAGGATTTGTACCTGTTTGGTGCCAGGCCGTTTATTGACTGCATAGAGGAAACGCTAAGTATGGACAACATTTTACCCAGAGGCCGCCATGTTGAATTTAATATGGATGGCTACCTGGGCGAAACGTATATGCCAGAAATAATGAGTGAACCATCAGCCAGTGAACGAGAGAGCGAAACCATCTAATGATCTTTTTTGAGAACCGTGAACTAAAAATAGAATGTGCCACAGAAACCAATAGCGATAACAGCCGTACCATTATGGGCCAGGCTGTGCCATATAACGTGACCACTACAGATTCACTGGGCCAAAAAGTAATGTTTAAGAGGGGCAGCATTCCAGCAGATGGCAGGCCACCTAAGCTGATAGCAGCTCATGACCAGTCAAAAATTTTGGGTGTAGTAACAGAGAGATACCCTCAGGAGGATGGGATGTATTTTCAGGCCAGGCTGGCAGATACTGCAGATGGCCGTGATTATATGCAGCTTATGAGCATGGAGCCACCAGCCATAGATGCAGTCAGTATTGGCTGTACGCCCACAAAATACAAATATGATAATAATGGGGTCATGATAGTGGAATCTGCCACCTGGGCAGAATTATCGTTAGTCAGTATTCCAGCATTTGATACAGCGAGAATTTCCAGTGTGCAATTATCAGAACCAGAGCAAGAATTAGAACCAGAACTACCAGCAGAGGAAACAGAACCCATGAGTGAATCACCAGCAGTCGAACTGGCCAGCCCAGCGATTATTCCCACTACACCCATTTACGCCACAGTAAAGCGTGAGTTTGCTATGCCCAGCATGGGTGAGTACATCACTAAATTTGTGCGTGGAGGTTCAGAGTTTGCAGAGTTTGCCGCAAACATTCAGGCTGCAGCTCCTGACGTTACGACATCTGATCTTGATGGATTATTGCCGATTCCCGTTGTGCAGGGCGTTTACAATAATTTCATAGGCCAGAGACCTGCCATTGATGGCACAGGGGGCACTAAGGCCATGCCACAAGGGGGCAAGGTTTTTATTAGAGCAAAAGTGACCACCAACGTATCACAGGCTGCAGTCACCCAGGGTTCTACCATTCAGGCCGGCACATTTGTTGTTGATGACATCCAGGTGACTAAGGGCATCTATGGTGGCTATGTCGAATTGTCAGAGGCCAGCATTGACTGGTCTAGCCCAGAGGTGCTCAATGCGCTCCTGGATGACATGGGCCGCATCTATGCGAACACCACAGATAATGTGGCCGCTGATGCTTTAGTAGCTGGCACCACTAACACCAATAACTTTGCTACAGCATCATTGACTGACCCTGCAGCATGGGCCACATGGATTTACACAGCGAGCGCTGACATCCTCACAGCATCTAACGGCAACCTGCCAGATACCTTGTATCTCGCACCTGACCGCTGGCAGTCTTTAGGACTCTTGACCGATACAAGTGATCGACCATTATTCCCAGTGGCAGGCCCCATGAATGCGTTCGGCACTATGTCGCCAGGTATGACTGCTGGCAATGCGTTTGGGTTGCGTGTTGTAGTAGATCGCAATTTTGCTAGCACCACATTGCTCATTGGTAACGGTACTACTGGTGCATTTGAGAACTGGGAGACTCCCCTGGGGGCCGTTTCTGTAAATAATGTGTCACTTTTGGCCAGAACCATTGCGTGGAGGGGCTATTTTGCATCCGTAATGGTTGACGATACCAAATTCATTAAGGCTGCATACGTCTGATAGGCGGAACTAATGAGCGCTTTTAGCGTTACGCATTCGATGCGTATAGGTGATTTCTGTGTAGTGCAAACCTTAGAGGAAACTGATATTGCTGTCGGGCAGTCATTTACTCTGGCAGATGTAGGGGATGGCATGAATGGCTCACAGCTACTCATAGCTGTGCCCCTATATCTGTTTACCGGAATCACTAATGAGGGTGATTTTACTTTTAACTATGATGAGCTGATACCAGAACAGTTACTGTTTCGTGATGCTGGCACAGATGTAGCACGTCACTATTTAGACCCGTTCGGTACGCTCACCTATACCCAAACCTGCACCTGGGTAACATCAGCTGACTGCCTAGTATTTTTGGGCATAGACCCAGCCACAGCTAATGACACTGCCTACTTAGCTATGTGTGTAAATGCTGCTAATCAGTGGGTGCTCAGGAAACGTCAAGAGGCAGGATATTTTGACCAATCTCTCAGCGTGGCCCCTAGTGCAGATATAGAGCTGGGCACCATTATTTATGCGTGTATGAATTATAGAGAACGTGGCAGTATTGATTCCTACCAAACATTTGATGGGATGGGCACAGTGCCAGTGCTAAGTATGGGCCGTGTCATGCAGCTGATTGGCTGTAATCGTTCCCAGGTGGCGTAATGCCAGCCAGCGGTATTTTTGCTACATCCATCACAAAAATTAGAGACACCATCACAGCGTTAGGTTTAGTGGCAGTCACTGACCCTAGGAACGCTCGACCCATGACGTGCCTCATAGAAATGCCTACCTATACACAGTTCACTAACCAGGTGGCTGATATTTCTGTAGTGGTGCACATTCTTGCTACACCACCAGGTAACCAGGATTCTGGCGACTACTTGATGACCACCCTAGATATTTTGATGGATTCAGAGCTGGCCATCACAGGTGGTACACCCACACTGGTAGTTATTGGTGCACAAGAGTTGCCAGCATACGATTTGACAATAAGAATAGGCGCTAAGCGCTAACACAGGAGAACCCACATGGCCACTACCGTTTATCTAACTAACCCCACTATCAACATCACACAAGGGGCTACCACCACCGATTTTACTGATAACACCAGTTCAATTACGGCCACATTGGGCTACACCAGTTTGGAAACTACTGCATTTGGTTCTACTGGTTTGTCATTTTCTAAAGGCCTCGCTACCTCTGACATTTCCATGACAGTTTTCATGGCTTATGGCGCTGCAGAAATCGAAGCTGCTCTTGCCACTTATGTGGGTACCGGCACCAGCGTGTTGGTGTTCAGCCCAGCAGGTACAATCGAATCTGCTAGCAATCCAGAGTTCACGGTAACTGGGGCCATGCTGGCCGCCTATGACGTTGTAGTGGGCACAGTTAATGAGCTGTCAGTAGTTGAGCTGTCTTGGACAGGTGGCACCTGGGCACGTGACGTAACCTGATCTAATTTCTAGTAATCCTGATACCGACTAAGGAGCACAAAAGTGAAATTACATTTACGCCTAGATTTAGGTGATGGCCCTATAGAGCTAGTCACTAACCTGATGGTTATCATTCTGTGGGAGCGCAAATTTAAGCGCAAAGCATCAGATATGGCTAACGGTATCGGCCTAGAGGATTTAGCATTTATGGCGTATGAATGCTGCAAGATTTCTAACGTGCCAGTGAAACCCATTTTTGATGATTTCATTAAGTGCATAGTCGATTTAGAGGTAGTCAGTGAGGAAACCGAAAACCCCACCCCAGGGGCAGTTTTAGCAGAGGACTAGCAGAACTGCTGGTGCATACGCATTACTGGCCCCCAAATATAGAATTTACCCTGGGCGATTACATTACAGTGTTAGATGTAATCAAAAAACAGCAGAGGTAGATCATGGCTAAGACTCCAGAAATCACAGGTGTTAAAGAGGCTGTACGAGCGTTACGCAAAATCGACCCTGAGATGCGTAAAACATTTAATGCAAATGTCAAGGCTGTAGTAGCTCCCATGACTAGCGCTATGCAGTCAAATTATGACGATATGCGTTTTCCATCTGGCACTAAACGTAAATGGGGCACACAGGCTGTAGGCGCTAAAGCTAGAAAAATAAACCCACTGACTGCAGCCTCAGCTAGGCGTGGCGTAAAGGTAAAGATAGACACCAGCCGCATGAGTGGGGCCGCATTCACTGTGATGCAAACAAACCCAGGTGCAGCCATTTTTGATTTAGCTAGTAACAGCACACCATTAGGTCGAGCGTTTACAGCCAAATTTGGGCGCTCATCTAGCCGTGTGATGTGGCCTAACGCTGAGGTGCATCTACCTGATGTCCGTGAAAACTTAGTGGAGTTAATAGAGGAAATAGAGCAGGATATAAACAGAGAACTACAGAGGCGTGGCTAATGGCTATCAAAATCCCTATTTTTGCAGACTATAACGATAGGGGCGTTAAACAGGCTGAGGCATCATTTGCTAGTTTTGGGCGCTCTGTAGGCAATATCACTAAAAAAGCTGCTGCAGCATTCACAGCTATAGGTGTGGCCGCTGCTGCTGGCGCTGTTAAAGCTGTTGATATGGCCAGTAATCTGGCTGAATCTCAGAGCAAGGTAGCCCAGATTTTTGGGGAGTCATCTGCTGCCATCACAGCATTCAGTAAAACTGCTGCAGTGAGCCTGGGCCAGTCTGAGCAGAGCGTGTTAGATGCTGCCGGTACGTTTGGCATTTTTGGTAAAGCAGCTGGGCTAGGCGGTAAAGATTTATCTGATTTCAGTAACCAGTTTACTACTTTGTCAAGCGATTTA